ATTGTACACCATATAGAAATCTAAATAATCAATAATCAGATTAAGCCTAGAGATTAATTTTTCTAGGCTTTTTCTTTTGCCAAAATTCCGACGCACCCTGCACCCTGCACCCTGCACCCTGCACCCCAAAAATCCGACACCTTGAAAATCGCACACCAAACAAGAATAAGAAGTAATGATAATGGATAATGGATAATGGAGATGATAGATAATAGGTGATAGATAGGGTTATAGGAGAGATAATTGTAATAGGTGATAGGGTATGGTTTAGGAGAAAAAGATAGGATAGGGGAGAGTACTATTCCACAGATTTAAAATCTCATATACAATATATTTTATGGACACACCTATTAGGGATAAGTTATTAGCTCAGATGTCGTTAAAGCCTACTGGGGCGCAGTTAAAGATATTAGATGATGTTGCTCGTTACAAGTTAGTGGCAGGAGGAGTAAGGGGAGGTAAGAGTAGGTTAGCTGGTGTTTATTTAACTCTTAAGATTTTAGAGAGTATAGCTGATAAGACTGCAAAGCCAGGTGATATATATTGGTTGGTGGCTGCAGATTATGAGCGTACTAGGGCTGAATTTAATTATATTGGTAGTGATTTAGCTAGTTTAGGTTTATTAGGGGAGATGACTAAGCCTATTAATCCTGGTGTAATAAGGTTAAATGTATGTGTATGTGGTGAGGGTAGGTGTTCACATGAGAAGATTGCTATAAAGACTAAGTCGGCTAGTGATTTTAAGAGTTTAGCGATGGAGGCTCCTAGGGGTATAGTGGCGTGTGAGGCATCTCAGTTGGATTTAGAGAGTTTTTGGAGGTTGGAGGAGAGGTTAGTGGAGGCTAGGGGTTGGTTGATGTTAGAGGGAACTTTTGAGAGTAGTTTAGGTTGGTATCCAGAGAAATATATACATTGGTCCTCTCCTGCTGTCCAGAATGCAGAGAACGTTAAGAGCTTTTCACTCCCAACATGGACAAATACGGAACTATTCCCTGGTGGCAGGGAGGATCCAGAGATAATTAAGTTAGAGAATACGCATAGTGAGTCTTGGTTTATGGAGAGGTTTGCTGGTGTGCCTAGTCCACCGAAGGGAAGGGTGCATGAGATGTTTAGGAATGAGGTTCATATTCAGGATATTGATTTTGTGGAGGGTGTTCCTGTATATGTTTGGGTAGATCCTGGTTATTCGAGGGCTACGGAGAGTGCGTATGCTGTTGAGTTTGCACAGATTATAGATGGGCAGATAAGAGTATTTGATGAAATTTACGAGCAGGAGAAGATTGGAGCTGAGATTGTTCAGATAGCTATGACTAGAGGTTGGTGGAATAAATGTGATAAGTTTGGAGCGATTGATCAGGCTGGATCTCAGCATCAGGCCATGCACAGTCAGGTTGAAGTATGGCAACAGGAGTCAGGTTTGTATCTACACCCAACTTATGTAAGAATTATAGAAGGCGTTGAAAGATTTAATACCTTTTTAAAAATTGATCCGATTATGAAAGAACCTAAAATTATTTTTTCACCAGATTGTAAAGGCGTGATAAGTGAGTTAGGTGGAGGACCGAATCCATTTAACGGACAGACAAAAGTTTACTCCTGGGCAACAGATAGAGAAGGGAATGTACTAGGCACAACGCCAAGAGATAGGTATAATCACGCTGTAAAGGCAATAACATACGGATTAATACATGAATTTGGACACGCAAGGGAAGCAAGTTCGTATAGTCCTAGAGAACCATCAATATCATACTGGTAAATTATGACAACAGAAAAAAGACTTACAGCTAAACAAATTGAACAACTCGTAACTGAAGAAAAAGAAAAACCTCAGTATCTTAAATTAAGAGAAAGGTGGGAACTAGACTACAGTTATTACACTCTTGAAGAATATGATGCTGGAGAAGGATATCAAAGTTACACAAGTAATAAACCTAGAACAACTGCTGATAAAATAATCAGCTATCTTACTGAAGCAGCGATGACTGTACGGACTAGATATGATAAGAATGATCCAGAAAGCGCAGAGTCTGGAACAACCTTAGAAAAATTCATTCGTGGATGTATCCGTATGGGGGATGACAGATTAGCCTCTACGTTATCCCCAACGCTGCAAGACCAATTAGCATGGTATATTGCTATTCGAGGATGGTATTGTGGCAGAGCTATGTTCAATAAACAGGATAACGGCTCAATTAAATGCGAAATAGAACCTTTTGATCCTCTAAATGCAACATGGAAGTTTGATAATAACGGACTTAAATGGATTGCAAAATCACATTCAAGAACCCCAGAATTTATTCAGGATACTTACGGAGTAAATATGGAATTTTCTTCAGGTGACCACGAATCTGGCGTAGATGTACACGAATATATAGATAGATTTACGAGAAGCGTAGTCGCAAATGGAAGATATCTTGTAAAACCACAGAAACATGAAAATAAAAACTTAAACGGAGATCCTATTGTGCCTGCATTTATCGGATATGTAGGTCCACAACCATTTGTTCAGGGAAATTACTCTGGAGATAACGTATGGGGAGATGTAGGAGAAAGTGTTTTTGCACATATTAGGAGTTTGATCGATACGCAAAATAAATCAATGTCTGATTGGCAAACTTTAGTTAGACGAGCTGTAAAACACCCAATGATTTTAAGAAGTAGAGATGGAAACCTTAGACTTATGGATGATCCTTACAGGGAAGGCGCAAATATATCATTAAAAGAAGGTGAAAACTTAGAATTAGCACCTGAAATGAAACTTGTAGCTGATGCTGGAGCATACATAGGTACTGTTAACAGCGAATTACAACAGGGAACTGTTCCTGATATCGTATTTGGAGATATTCAATTCCAATTATCTGGTCATGCAGCAAATATTTTAAGAGCAGGAGCGCAACATCAGGTATCTCACAGAATGAAAGCACTAGGAAATGCAATGACACAGATTGCAAGTATTTTAAGATATCAATATCAAGGTGGTAGATTTGGAAAATTACAGTTTGATGGATTGATGGGAGAAACACAAACGTATTTTGATGAAGAAATAGATCCTAAAGATTTAGAAAAAGCAGGAAACCTAGAAGTTATGTTTAAAAATTCACTAGGAATGGAAGATCCACAAAGATTCTCAACTGCACAAATGCTTAGAGAAGGACCTGTTCCACTAGCTCCTGATAGTTATATTTGGAATGAAATACTAGATGTAGAAGATCCTGATAAATGGAAGAAGGAAATTTTTGCACAACAAGGCTCCAGGTCTGAGCCTAAATCTATCGCTTACAATATGTGGGAAGGCCTGCTTGAAAACCAAAGACCAGTTGAAGCACAATTTTATTTAGATCAGCTAAAAAGACAATATACTAATGAACAACGTGAAGAATATATACAAAAACTACAGTTTCAACAGGCAATAATGCAACTTCAACAACAACAAATGATGGCAGCACAAGGTCAACCACAACAAGGTCAACCACAACAAGGTGCGCCACCACAAAACCCAAACCCTAGCATGAGAAATAACAACGGAGTTGTAAGTGGAGCAGAAAGTGGGTATGATTTATTTAGGAGATCGCCTCCTCCAAACAACACGAGAGCGCCTGGAGAGCCAAGACCAGGAGCAAGGGGATAAATATGCCTTTATATAAAATACAACTAGGAAAAGGAAAAGCACAAACAGTTGATGCTGCAAATAGAGTTGAAGCTATTAGAATAGCAGATAGATTAGCAGCACAGGAAGAAACGTATGTTGCATCTGTCGAATCAACAGGTGAACAAGGCGAAGTCGCTGCTACACCTTTTGTAGCAGATGAAGATTCATTTAGACCAACACCAGTTATGCCATACAGCGAAGGTTTACCTTTTAGGTCTACTGTATTAGACGAAGAAGGAAATTTAAGAAAAGAGTTTGAAGAACGTATGGGAGGAGAAGGATTGAGAGCAGGTGAACAAATATCACAATCTCCTTTTTTAGACACAACAGCTTCTTTTACTCCAACAGCAGGATTAATTCCAGGGGCAACAGGCCCAGCAGGTGGATCAGAGTTAACGAAAGAGCAAATAGCTTTACAAAGGCTAGGAATGGATGAAGCCCCACCAGGAGCGCTTCCCACAGGATCAATAGAACCATTAGGCACTGTACCTTTAGGTGAACTTGATCCTTATGCGTTATTTGTAAAAGCTTTAGGAATGGAAGATAGACCAATAACAGATCCTTACAGAAGGTACATGGGATCGCAATATATGGGATTTCTTAATCCTTTTAGGTTTCAAGCTCTTTTAGGTAATAGGGTAGGCGCAGGAGGACTGTTTAATGAAGGATCACAGGCACCAGGATTTGCAGATTATTTATCTGTTGTACAAAATCCTATGCAGGCTAGACAAAACGCAGCAGATTTATTTGCAAGATCTGTGCAAGGTGGATTTGGAGCTGGAACTGCAGCGCAAGAGCTTCTTGGAAATTTAATAGGTAGTCAAGGACAATTTAGTCCATTCGGAGCATTAGAAGATAATCAACGAAATGTACTTAATGCTTTTGGAAGTTTAGGTCAACAAGCGTTACAAAATAGAATAGGAAGTGCAGCAATGAATTTATTTGGGAGATCATTGCCTAGTGCAGAGGATGTTTATACAGATTACTTTACAAGATCGCAAGCAGGTCAAGATGTAGCACCAACATTTGGACAAGCGCTACAAAGGGCTTATGGTCTAGGAGTTTAATTTATGGCTATGCCAAGTTTTGCAGAAAACTATCCTAATCAGTTTTTAGAACCTAGGTTTCAAAATCCTTTTTTAGATTATCTTGAAGCAACTCCAGAAGGACAATTTGGAATATTTCAATCTATAGCTCAACCTTTTGCTACTGAAAAACGTAAAAGAGAAACAATATCCAACGTATTTCAACAGGCAAGAAACGAATTTTTAGGAGAACTTGCAAGCGCTGCAAGGCAAGGTGAAACACCATCTCTTACTTTTTCAGAATTTTTAGAAAAATTTCCAGTATCACAAAGAATAGAACAACAAGCAGGATCGCCTTACACAAGATCATTAGCTCCTCCAACAAGATTTTTATACGGATTTTAGGAGGCTCTTATGGTAATGCGTAAGTTATACCAATTAGATAAAGGCATTGATGCAAGTATAAAAAAATTTGCAAATGAAATGTACCCAGGATCGCCTTACAGCTTCCTTACCAATTTCCTTACTGGAGAAGGGTTTCAAAGTTACCAACAAGAAAAAAGAAAAAAGGAGAGCAGAGAACAAAAAGTTCCTCAATCAGGAGGACCACAACCTTATTATTACGGAACACCAACACCAAGAGGTACTCCTTTACCTGGATCTGCTCCTCCTGAAGAAGGAATATGGAGAAAATGGTTATTTGACGAAGCGTTACCAGGAATAGGAAAAAATTTATTAAAAGTAGGTACTGCTGTCACAAGTCCAGATATATATAATTTACAATTATCAAAATCTGATCCCCTTGCTAAAGGAAAGCCTTTTAAAGAAATGGTACAACCTGCTGCTACACAAAAAACAAGAGATGACTTGTGGAATCAGGAATTACAAAATATTGCTAGAGGTCAACGAACAGTCCTTCCAGAAAGTTCGTATGAATGGCAGCTACCCTGGATGGAAGATAAAGGAATTGAAAGTTCAGTAGGAAAAGCATTATTTGATACTGCAACTGGAGTTACACCATTTGATGTAGCATTACCAGCAGGTTTTGCATCTAAAGTATTCCCTTGGGCAGTTAAAGGTTTAGCAGCAAAGTCAGCCTCGGCAACTAACTGGGGTAAAAAAATATTTTACGGAGCTCTACCAGCTATAGTAGAACCTCTATCCAGAAGTACAAGTTTTGCAGATAGATTCGCAGCA